ATGGCTGGGATCAGGGAATGACAACGCTAAAAAATCTGAGCAACAGGCTGAACGGGCTGGATCAGCAGAAAGGCAAATACATCACGGTGAGTGAGCTGAAATCCATTGTTTTTAATGCGATGCACTCATTTCACAAATCGATACCCGCTGAAGAACAACTGCGCGTACTGTCTCAACAACCGGCTGGTGCCCCTTTGCCTGCCGCAGCCCGCGCACAGCTGGAGATGCATCTGAAACAGTTAACAGCCAGCTATGCTGAAATAAAACAGAATGCCGCAGAGTAGTCGCAGACGCGAAAATGCGCTGTGATTAAGTCCGCTATAAGCATGGCGACCGCGATGCAGTCAGCGCGGATGAATGTTCTGCAGACTCTGCTCAATGCCTGACCGAATGACATTCCGGAAATCGTATTACCGGGTCAGAATCGTTGCGTGACGAAACGTCATGGACAGCATTCTGATCAGGTTAACCAGTGAGGATTAATCGCGCAGGTAAAAAGCAGGTTTTGTCATGCGGGCAGGTGTAAAAGGGAGGGCAGATATTGTCCCCTGCAGGAATCGAACCTGCAACTAGCCCTTAGGAGGGGCTCGTTATATCCATTTAACTAAGGGGACTTCGTTTGCGGAAGTTTTGAAGTTGTTCCGACGGTTCGCATCCTATCGTAAAACCTCAGATTTTTACAAGCTTTGCATTCTACTTTGTTTCGCTCGGTTTCCCTTACTTCGCCTTTAACATCGCCTCGTTCACTTGCCAATGAGTACACATTGAGTACAGAATGCCTTTAGGAATTGTGTACAGGACATCATTGTGGCGCTGAGTGATACCAAATTAAGAAGCATCAATGGCAAAGCTTACAACGGACCAGCGGAACTAACCGATGGTGACGGGCTGAGCGTTCGCATCACTCCATCTGGCACGATTACATTTCAGCACCGCTACCGCTGGAATGGAAAGCCTGTGCGTCTCACTGTCGGTCGCTACCCTTCAACATCGCTGAAAGATGCCCGCATTGCCGTAGGCGAGATGCGTGGATTGTACACGAAGGGGGTTAACCCAAAAACTTATTTTGCCGGTAGCACTGGTGAGCTGACTCTGAAAGAGTGCCTCGATAACTGGTGGGAAAAGTATGTTAAAGACCTCAAGCACAATACGCAGGTGCTGTATAAATCGGTTGTGTACAACACCATGTACAACGAATTTGAGGATGTGCCTGTTGCCAACATTCCTGTATCAGCCTGGGTCCAGTTCTTTGATAAGCAGGAAAAGCTGAATAAGAAAAAAGCCCGCGTTCTGTTGCTCCAACTCCGATCAGTCATTCACTGGTGCATCAGCAGGCAGCTGATACCTTCATGTGAGATCACTAAGCTGAGCGTCAAAAATATTGGCAAGAAGCCTGACGTTGGTGATCGCGTTCTGACCTATAGCGAGCTGGCAAAAGTATGGGTGGCGCTTGAGAATAGCAAGATCGTCACATCTAACAGGTTGCTTCATCAGATGCTGTTGCTGTGGGGGGCTCGTTTGTCTGAACTTCGCCTGGCTAACGCTGCGGAGTTTAATACCACCGATTGGATATGGACCACGCCCTCCGAACATTCCAAGATGGGGAACATCATCAGGCGTCCTATCTTTGAGCAAATGAAACCTATGGTTGAACGTCTGCTAAATAGTGGTAACAAGGTTTTGTTTCCGGGGCAGGAGCTTGATAAAGCCATCGACCGCTCGTCATCGAATCTGTATATGCGGAAACTGAGAGAGACGATAGATATCCCTGAATGGCGCACCCACGACTTCCGCCGTTCTTTGGTGACGAATTTATCAAGCGAAGGGATCATGCCCCATGTCACTGAGAAAATGCTGGGGCATGAACTTGGTGGTGTCATGGCTGTGTACAACAAACACGACTGGCTGGAAGATCAAAGAAAGGCGTATGAGCTGTACGCAGATAAAATATTCTGGCACGTTAAACAGCTCGGTTAACCCCTCCATCACAAATCCATTTCTCGACCGCTCTGCGGCTATACCGCGCCGGATGCGTTAGCACTGGCGCAGGAAAACCATGCTGCTTACGCAGCCGCCAGAGTGCCGTTCTCGCTTTACCAATCTCATCCATAACTTCTTTTTCACTCATAAAGTCGTGGTGCATATTCTTCTCCACACATTCCCGCTGCATCAGGTTTGTTTAGCCGTGACAGGTCACGGCGTATTAATATCCAACTTCAGTTCGTGCCAACCGCTGGTGGCCCAGCATGCTGCCTCACCCTGGCAAGGGCATGACTGCACCGGCAGCTGCTCTTTGCACTTCCCGCACTGCTGGTGGCTCAGCTCTTCCAATTGCTGCGCCAGCTCAGTAGCATCCTTCCGGATTAACAGCGCTATGTACTCGTTCAGCTCATATGGTTCACGACCGGGCCGGCGTGCGGCGCAGTTCTGCACGAGCATTTTCAGTTCCTGACTATCCAGCGTCAGCTCCAGCTTTTTACCGCCAGCAGCGGCCTGCCTGGCACGCTGCGCGGCTTTGCGTTCGGCGGGGGATTTAGGCATTTATACCTCCAGCGCCATTTGTAGGGAAATTCTGTCCCGTTGTTCGCAATAGATGAGCGAGCCCGGACTGTTATGAGACTCAATCCGCTCAACCAAAAGCGCAGCTCGCGTCTCTTTAGATGCTGGCGCGTATGCCCCAGACCATGCTTTATCAATGCCTATGTTTCTGGCGACATTAGTGCTGTCCGCGCTGGCGAGTGGCAACTTTGTGAAGATTAATGGATTGAGCATGCGCAAACCGTGGAGCTTAGCGATTGGTTGGCCAAACTCGTCAGTTACATGTCGAACTAGGTCTTTCATGCGCGCGACAGTAAGATTCGGACGCTTAACGTCATACTCTCCGCAACTACCGATTGCCACGCGCGGGTACTCATTGCAAAGCCGGATGAAGCGCTCATCACTCTCATTCATGTGCCAGACAGGGACACCGTAGAAATCGCCGTGCGGCCACTCATCCAGTAGCGCATCGTTCTCTGCTTCTCCGCCGTCGATAACGTCTGGAATGATTGCAAAATCGAAGCCGGGATGATTTCTCCAGCGGGCCACGAACTCGTAATAATCGGCCCAGTCTATTTTGTTTCTGCCAGCTGCTTTCCATGCTGTGAATGCGCCATTGTCCAAGGCGAATGACTGGCAAACTTCAGACGCCAGCCCAAGCTGTTCAGGATGTGCAAACGATATGAAAGCATGTTTACCGCGCCATGCTTTCAACGCGGCAAGGTCAGGGGTAATCGGCCCGCCATGATAGTGGATCATCACTCACCATCCTTAACCCATGCATTCAAGATAAAGCCCGCTGGCAATCAGACGGGCACGGCGTTTTGCTGCTTCACGGTGGCGCTTCTTTGCCTCTTCAGAGCAGTCATTCCTGTGGTTGATCACCATTGGCTTACATGGTGGGGAAGCAACACGACGCGGATTTCTGACCAGGGTGTAAGTGCGGTCAATATAGCCGCCACCAAGGCTGATTTGATTAGAGGCTTCAACCTGCAGCGTTTTGCCACCTCTGCGCATTATGTGAATAACTAAACGGTTGAACTCACTGAGGGTCATACCGAGACGTTCTGCCAGCTCCCGGCCCGTTGCCGGACCCTTTGATAACTGCCAGGCTAACTTTTCACTGAATCCGGCATTCGCCCCATTGCTGCGACGGAATTGGGCGACCTTTTTCATGACACCACCTTCAGGGTTACCGTGCGTGAGCGGAGTAAATCCATTTCCATTTGGGAAATGATGTTGATGCATTGATTGATGCCAGGCTGCTTATAACCAAGCGAAGATAAAGCAACCCGAGCTTCACTGAGTGTTTCTCCGCGAATGGTGCGAATCCACTGATCACAGGCTGGTGTGGCGAGCGCTGCGTTCAGATCGTCAATCAGGGTCATATCAGCCCCGGCAACCTGAAGCGCCGTGATGGTGTCAGGCAGGACGCTGTTGATACGCAGCACCTCTCCAGCCATGAGATTTGCGCGAACGGTGGCCACATCGAGACGTGATGCCAGTTCAGTCACCATCTTCGCCATGTCCATAAGAGAGGTTTCTTTGCCGATGTTCTTAGCGAACTGGTGGCCGGCAGCGACAACTTCTTTATTCGATTTGAAATGATGCATGTCATCGCCCTCAGTGAATGGTGATGTTGATGGTTTTATTAAGTCGCTCAGCTTCACGCTGCGCCTTAATGGGATTACTGATTACCGACCCGTCAGGCATAACCCAGCCGTTGAGGATATGGCTGTAGGGCAGGGTGATAATGCCTACGGTGATATGGTCGTTTGGCTTTTCCATGAAACTCTCCACACACGATTTTTGGTTGCATGAATCCCTTGCCAGTGACGGCAATAAAAACTTTTTGG